CTATCATTTCCGTACAACCTTTTCCCACTGTAGGCAAACAACTTTGCGGTTATAAACATCTCCCGTCCACGCCCACCGCACACAGCGGTATTCAGTCTTCTTATCCTGAGTAGATGCCCCCGGTAGAAACACCAAAAAGAGCATCAATAAACAACGCATTTACCATGTACCGCCCCATGCAACCATGTACGTACCCCACACAATAAAGATAATAATGCAGGTTGCGGCAATGAATGCTTCAGCCCAGTCTCGCATGATTAGGGTGACTCAGGCCAAGTAATAGTCCAAGGGAATCCACTCTGTGCAGTTACATCACGCAAGGCTTGACGATAGGTAGCCCATACTGCTTTGTCAACAGGTGCGTCAGCTACTTGTGTCCAATCAGAGTCTGCTAGTTTCTCACCACGGGTAGCACGAACACTCTTAGCTTGTTCAGCATCCTTAGAAGCCTTGTAAGCCACTTCTTGTTCTGCCGCTGTGGTTTCGCCATCAGTAAAGACGGGGCCAAGCACATACTTTGTGTACCACTTTCCATCAATCTGCTCAACACCAGAGGTTTGAGAGTATTGGTAAACAGTACCGCCTGTTGCTTGTGGGCCTTCAAAAACCACATCAGCACCCAAAGCATCTAAGACTTCAGTTGTTGTTGCGTCCCATGATGGGCCACCATTGGCTTTTGTGTATGCACGAAACTCTGCTTCGTACATGACTTGACCTGTTGATTTGATTCGTACTTGCATGATGTTCCTTATGCGATGGCAAGGCCAATATAGGTTGCAGATGTGACGTTAATGTTTGTTGCCGAAAGTTGATTGACTATGAAGCCTGTGTTGTCTGTGTCAACACTGTCGTCTGTAGTGACCTCAGCGGCTGTTGTGTTCAATGATAAGTGCGGGTCATTCCCTGCAATAATTCCCCTTGCGCTATCCCATACATACCAATCACCTGTGCTGTCAGTGCGCTTAATCATTACCCACCTCGATCCTGCTGTAAAGCCACAGTTAATTGTTTGTGATGAGCCATTACCTGTGTATGAGAATACTTTACTGACTCCTGCACACGTTGCAAATAGATAGGCAACATAAGTCAAGCCAGAATCACCTACGTTTCCGTTTGTGCCTGTAAAGAAACTTGTGGATGTAGGAGTAGTGCTTTGCCAGAAAGTTGATGAACCTGTTGATGCCGCTGTTGTATTTAAAAGTATATATCCAGCGGCTCCTAATGCGGAGTGGTAAACAGCCCAGTTTGCAACACCACTACGTTTCTTGACAATCATCATTTCAGGAACAGCGGCTAAATTATGGGTCTGAGTGGCATTAGCACCCGTCCCTGTATAACAAACAACATCCATAAAAGATGGCGCACGTCTGTAGTTCCATAAAATTACGCTTGTTCCTGAGCCGTATGCAGCAGGGGCAACGCCAGTATTATTAGCAAAAAAAGCTGTGTTTCCAAAAAGTGCGCTACCACCTGTATATTCAGCGTTAGTATTTGATGTAACAAGTCCGGCAGAACCGCCAATCAATCGTGCGCCCACAGCGGCTTGATATGTAGAGCTAGATATTTTTGCCTCAATCATTAAATCAACAGGAAAGTTAGTTGTAACTGCCGTTGAATCATTTGTGGTTGCATTAGGACTAAACACCGTTGTGCCCACAGTAGGCACTTTCATTGGGCCTCTACGAATGGCTACATAGATGTAGGTATTGCCGCTAGCGTTAATGTCTGCGTTATTGGTAGTAGTTGTAAATCCTGTTGACGTAATTGAAAGATAACCAGTGTTTGCAAAGTTAGTGTCTGTTGTGTTTGGACGCAGTACCCCAATTCCATTACCAACCGTGAACCCTCTCATATTGTCTGCAATCGTCCAATTCGAAACCGCTGATGCGTTTTTAATCATCACCCACTGAGGTTCATACCCAAGATTTATTACTGGCCCAGTTGTTACATTTCCATTACCTGTATAAGACCCACACGAAATCACATTGTCTGTACCAGTTAGGCCAAAGCCTCCTGCGTCATGGGCAAATAAGTAGGCGACATAATCATTACCAGTATCATTTGTAGAACCAGCATCACCAACAGAAAATGATGCTGATGTCATGGCAGGTATTCCACCAGTAGTTCCCCAAAGTTGTAATAGGGTGTCTGTATAAGCGGCAGTAGTGTTTAAAATAGCCCCGTATCTATTACTTTGTGTTCCGCTTCTATGCCACACCGCCCAGTTAACAGTGTTGTTTTTAGTTTTTACAATAATACAACCGGGTGTGCTTCCAAGGTTGTGTGGGATTGTTCTACCAACTATGCTGTCACCACTCCATGTCACAATATCAAAAAACTTGGGTTGTTTTCTAAATGACCATGAGACATAAGTAGCCGCACTGGTGTTTAATTTTGCTAAAGCCCCAATTGAGAAACCAGTAGAACCAAATGCAGTTAAACCAGTGGCTTGTGTAGTTTGTGCCGCTGTAGTGTTTGATACCAAATCAAAAGTTGCGCCTCGTGCCGTGTCATACAGCGCATGGGCAGTAGCACCAGACATTCCTTTAATCCATGTCAATCCACCTTTACCAGACAAATCAATGCCATTGGTAATAGTCTGTGCCGCACCCGTTCCTGTATAAAGGAATGTGCTAAACACATCTTCAATGTAGTTAACAGCAGTTACTTGTGCAAACTCACCAAAGCCTTGAGCAGATGCCGCACCCCTTGTCTTTACTAATGGCATGGTTGTCCTTTATGCGAACTTGGTCTGTGAAGTGAACACAGTAAATGCCGCATTGCCTGTCTTGATGATCGTGTACATATACACATCAACTGAACTTGCATTACCAGCCGCATACGCTGTACCGCCCTGATACTTAGGGGTCACAGTTGTGCCGTCCACTTGCACCACAGAGTTGTAGTAAGCAGTAGCACCCTGAGTAACAAGGAAAGCCGCAGTTACAGATTGACCCGTTGCAAGATATGAGTTTAAAGATTGGGCCTTGGAGAACGTGAGGTTTACCGTCCAGTTAGCAGTTGCACTAGCTGTAGCGTACAAAACCGACTGAGAATTGATCTCGTAGATAATTGTTCCAGTAACCGCCACTCCAGTAATAGTTGTCGGCTCTACTGCACTTGTCAGCGTAGCCCTGACCAGATTCGGCTGTAGCACCGAATTGTAGGTAAATGCAGAAGAAACGGTTGTCATTTTAGTAAGCTCCACCAAAGGCAGTGACTTGTAATGCAGTACCGGCTGCAGTCGTTGTTACTGTTGTGCTGGCATACAGAGCAAATGCAGCGGGCATAACCAGAGGCGCAGGGAACGTGTAAGTCGTTGTAAACGCTGCTGCCGTTGTGCTAGGCGTCACCGCTGTGACTGCGATCTCCAAAATCATAAACGCAGTCGTGCCGTCCCACAGCCAAATATCAACAAGATTGGCGGCATTGGCGGTTGTGATACCTGTGCCAACAGCGTTCACCTGAATTGAATCAATCCTCAGTCCGTTAGTCGATACTGGTACAAATGCCGTAATGTTAGCTCCGGCTAAGGACGCGGTAGCCGTAGGTGCGCGAGTAGTACACGCGGTCTGGGCTACCAGCGTAAGTGTTTTTGCGTAAGGTGTCTGAGCAAAAATCGGGGTTGATGTAACGGCCATGATTAAAATCCTCCAAAGTTAAGTGCGGTATATATCTGTGATCCCGGTGGTACGGGTATGGATTGTGAAGCCCACGTTGTTCCGTTACTTATTAAAGCGTTGCCTGATGTGCTTGGTGCAACAAACAAAGGTGCTGATGTGCCGTTACCTAATATGACGTTGTTAGCCGTGAGGGTTGCTAAACTTGTACCACCGTTGGCAACTGGGAGTGTTCCCGTTACACCTGTCGTTAGAGGCAAACCTGTCAAGTTTGTGGCTACACCAGAAGCAGGTGTTCCTAGTGGCCCACCGTTGTCTAATATCCTAACCCATACACTGCTGTGAGCAAAGAACATCGCCCCGTCTGCGTGTGAGTGAGCCAACGCACCGTGATACGTAGCCGCAGAGGGAAACGCCGCTTGGTTAGCATAGTAGAAAGGAATAACCGACCCAACTTGCGGTGCTGTAATTGCACCATCGTCAGCTACAGTCACTAAACTGTTTTGAACCAACTGACCAGTTGTGCCGTCAAACCTTGTGATTGCGTTATCTGTTGCGGAGGTTGGGCCTACTACATCTCCAAACCCGCTACCAACAGCAGTCAGCGTTTGATTGGGCCACGAACCAGTAACAATAAGGGTTGAAGTACCAACGAGGCTAGGTGTCGCCGTTCCTGTACCTCCATTTGCTACTGGCAACAAACCAGTCACACCAGTGGTTAAAGGCAGTCCCGTTGCATTGGTTAGTACAGCCGCAGATGGTGTTCCAATATTAGGCGTAACCAAAGTAGGTGTGTTTGCAAAAACTAAACTGCCAGTGCCTGTTTCATCAGTCACAG